TACAAAGATCAAGCTGGAAGAAGCAGCTATTGCCCATAGACAAAACGCTGTAGAAGGCGCTGCTCCTGAAGTTTCTGTAGCTACTTAATAAAAAGCTACATCGTTGGAAAAAATCCACTCCGCACTACAGGCTCTCTTGCACTCTACTCAAAACTAGTATAGAATAACCACACTATACATAAATTGAATATCGACGCGTATAGTCGACGGCCTAGAGACGGTATTCAAATAACTAGGAGGATAATAATATGGCAAATACTACGTTTTCAGGACCGGTCATTTCTAAAAATGGCTTTATAGGTACTGGACCAGGATCAACTGTTGCATTAACAGCTAATACTACATTAACTGTAAATGATCACGCAGGAAGAATCCTTTTAACTCAAGATGCAGATGGTATCTTTACTTTACCATCAATCAATGCAAATGCGAACGGTGCTACAGCAGGTAGTACAGACTACAACAATCAAAATAACATTGGTGCAAGTTTTTACTTTTATGTAGACTTAACTGCAACTGATGTTCAAATCGTAACTGACGGAACTGATAAGTTCACAGGTGCAGCTATGATTGCAGTGGATGATGGAGCTAAAAAAGCTTTCTTCCCTGGCGCATCTAATGATGTTCTTTCTATGAATGGAACAACAACTGGTGGAATTGTTGGATCTGTAATCCAAGTTACAGCGTTAGAAACTGCTCAATACTTGGTACACAATACTTTGATCTTAGGATCAGGAACTATTGTTACACCATTTAGCGATACGTAATAAATAATTAGTGTGGGGCTTCGGCCCCACATATTAATTTTAAGGAGAAAAAATATGAGTTCATTTTCAAGCGATCAATCGGTAGCCCATGCGGTAGCAGATGGTCAAATGGTTCCTACAACACAAAGAGCTAGAGTAACTTCTATTCAAGCAGAAGGTGTTGCCAGTGCTAGCGTTGTTTTAAAAAGCGGTGGAGCAGCTGGAACTGCTATTGCCACATATAAATTTGGAACAGAAGGATTAAATGTTCTGTGTCCTAGTTCGGGTATTTTATTTAAAGAAGGTGTTTATTTAGATTTAACAGACACACCTGGTGTTACTATAACCTATACATAGGATAACTAATGGCCAACACTACTTCGGGCACTACAACGTTTGACAAAACGTTTTCGATCGATGAGATAATTGAAGAGTCTTATAACAGACTCGGTCAATTTGACATGAGCGGTTATAATTTAAAAACTGCTCGAAGATCGTTAAACATAATGTTTCAAGAATGGGGTAACAGAGGTCTTCATTTTTGGGAAGTAGCAAATACCAACATTACTTTAGAGACAAATAAAAACGAGTATAGAATTTTTAGAGCAACGTCTGATGGTAATTCTGATGGAGTTACATCCACTCTAACTGCAGCTATAACTTCTACAACTGCAACTGCTGGAATTACTATTGCATCTAAAGATCGTATGCCGGATTCTGGTACTATCAATGTTGGATCTGAAAATATTTCTTACACGGGATTTAATAATTTAGAGCTCACTGGAGTAACCAGAGGAGTAAATGGAACTACTGCAGCAACTCATGCAGACGGAGCTTCTATAACTAACTTTGTTAATCAAGCTACAGAAATTTTAGAATGTTCTTATAGAAATAATTCTAATGTTGATTCACCTTTAGAGAAAATAAACAGATCTCAGTACCAGGCGTTATCTAATAAAACAGCAACAGGACAACCTTCACAATACTTTGTTCAAAGATTCATTGACCATGTTTTAATAACAATTTATTTAACTCCAAGTTCTACTCAGAACGGAGACGTTATAAATTTTTATTATGAAAAAAGAATTCAAGATGCAGGTGCTTATAGTAATGCAACAGATGTACCGTATAGATTTGTACCATGCATGGTAGCAGGTTTAAGTTATTATTTAGCTATGAAATATGCACAACCAAGAATACAAGAATTAAAATTAATCTATGAGGATGAATTGGCTAGAGCTCTAGAAGAGGATGGATCTTCAGCTAGTGTTTACATTTCTCCTAAAACTTACTTTCCGAGTATATAATTATGGGTAACACAGCAAGAGGAAAACATGCATTATTTATTTCAGACCGAAGTGGTTTGCAATATCCATATACTGAAATGGTTAGAGAATGGAATGGATCTAGAGTTCATACTTCAGAGTATGAACCTAAACAACCTCAATTAGAACCAAAACCTTTTACTGCTGATCCACAAGGATTAATGCATCCAAGACCTGCTAGATTAGAATTACCTACAGGAGATTTTTTAGAGATAAATCCTTTTAGTACACCAAATCTACTTACTGTCGGAGCAACTTTTGAAGTATCTCAGCCTAACAGCGGAATATTGGTTGGGGATTTTGTAAGATTAATGAGTGTAGCACAACCTTTGTCAGCAACAGGATCTGCAATTTTAATTTTGCCTGCAGAACTAGAAATGACTACAACTTTATCGGCAAACATAACTGCTACAGATACTTCAATGGTAGTAAACGATGCAACTTCATTTTATACTAACGGTGGTTATCTAATGATTGAAAAAATTAATTCTACAACTGGACTATATGAAAATGAAATTATACAATACGCAGCTTATAATTCTGGAACAAAAACTTTATCTGGTTTAATTAGAGGAACTAATGCACCGTTTAGAGGACAGACTCCTAAAAATACTATTGCAAGCAATCACGATGCGGGAGCAAATATTTTTGGAGCAAGAGAAGTTTATTCTTTAAATACTACAACCTCTCCAAGCGGAGGTCAGCCCCCAACAGTTACTAATCAAAATGGTTATTATTTAAAAGACAATGATGAAGGTTTCTCATGGGTTGCTAACTTCACAGGTGGAGGAAATGGTTGTATTGCCGGCCCTTTAAATGTTAATATAACGGACGGGAGAAGTTAATGACATATGCAGAATTAAAACAAAAAATTATAGACTACACAGAAGTATCAAGTAACGTATTTACAGATACTATTTTAAATGGATTTATTAATGATGCTGAACTTAGAATTTTAAGGGAAGTAGATTCTGATAACAATCGAAAATATGCAACAGCTAGTTTAGTTGTTAATACTAGATTTATAGATACACCCAGTGATTTGTTAATAGTTAGATCTGCTCAAATCGTAGATTCAGATGGTACGGCTTCTGCAGATAATAGGGATTTTCTTCAGTATCGAGATACTAATTTTATGTCTGAATATAACCCTAAAGGAGAGACAGGGGTTCCCAAATATTACAGCTATTGGGATGAGGACACTTTGGTTTTTGCTCCAACACCTGATGCGACCTATACAATTCAAATAAATTATATCTTGAAAACTTTAGGATTATCGTCTACAAATGCAACTACATACTTAAGTGAAAAATTTCCCAATGGCTTATTGTATGCTTGCCTAGTTGAGGCTTATGGTTTTTTAAAAGGACCCGTTGACATGCTCCAGTTATATGATAAAAAATATACAGAGGCAGTCAAAGGTTTCTCAATAGAACAAATGGGAAGACGAAGACGGGATGAATACCAAGCAGGTGTTCCTCGAATAGGTAAACAATAAGGAGAAAAAACTATGGCAATAACACAAGCAATTTGTAATTCATTTAAAAAACAGCTTTTAGAAGCGGACATGAATTTCAAACAAACTGGTGGTGATAAGTTTAAATTAGCTCTTTACGTTTCTACAGCAACTCTAAATTCAGCTACAACATCTTTTACTACAACTGGACAAGTTTCAGCGAGTGGTCAATACGCTTCTGGCGGTGGTCTGTTAGTTAACTCAGGAACTTCTATGACTGCGGGTGTAGCAAGAACGGACTTCGCAGACAGATCTTTTACTGGAGTGACGTTAACAGCTAGAGGTGCTATGATTTACAATACATCTTCTGACACTACTAATGCGTCAGTTTGTATTTTAGATTTTGGAGCAGATAAAACAGCTACATCAGGAACTTTCACAATTCAGTTTCCAGCGCCAACATCAACAGCAGCGATTCTAAGGATCTCTGGTTAATCTTAGGAGGTAATCTCCTATGGCAACCACTTGGGGTCAAGCATCGTGGGGCGACAATTCTTGGAATACAGATGTAAATAATATTTCTGTAACTGGGATAGGTGCGTCTTTTAATTTAGGAAGTGTAGCAGGTTACCCAGGTTTAGGTTGGGGAGCAAACACTTGGAACGTTGGTGAGTGGGGATCTGTTAATACAGGAAATCAATTAGTTACTGGATTTAGTTTATCTGCAAATCTTGGACAAGTAGAACAAACATCAAGTACAGGTTGGGGAAGACTCACTTGGGGAACAAGTGTGTGGAATGGATACGGTACAGTAATTCCTGCTGGTAATTCTATGTCCATGTCTTTGGACAATAACGTTTTAATTGATACAGAAATAAATGCTGGTTGGGGACGACTAGGATGGGATATTAATGCTTGGGGTATAAGAGGACAAGCTTTTGCAAATAATTTTCCAATAACTATGTCATTGAATGACGTAGTAATTGACAATGAAATTAATACAGGATGGGGTTCAGACGGATGGGGAGTTGAAGGATGGGGTGCATCAATTCAAGTAGTTGATGTAGCTGGTCAAACTATGACTGCATTCGAAGGTAGTGCAGGTCTAGCATTTGATGGAGATTCAAATGTTACTCCTACAGGTAATCCTTTAACTATAGCAGATCCAGGTACAGTAAATGCATTTGCTGCT